GCGGGGGCCGAAGCCCCTCAGTTAAACATCGCGTGATATTTTTTTTCTGAAGTGAACTTCCCATCTACATAAATGCGGGCTGGGAATTGATTGAAAATTGTTCCTTTACTGGATGACTTCACGATCAATTGCTGTTCGATGAAAACTCTCTTTCCTTGGCGCTTTCCGGCGATGCTGTAAACGTAGCCGTTGAGTTTTTTAATGTCGGCGTCTTCAATGTCGCCCAGCTTGCTAGAAATCTTTTCAACCCACAAATCTATGCACGCTGCGGCTTGTTCATTGGAGAATTTAATAAGTTTGGCGTCATCCACAAAGTAGTTGCTTGCCATTTGGTCGCCATCGGCTGAAATAATCGGCTGAACCCAAGCACGAAAGATGCGAACTGCATCTGAGTTGTAAACTCCGCGCAATGTGGGACCAAAATCGTTAAGAATGTTCGCTGCAATGCGCCGCGCCTGATTGGAGTAAAGCATTTCCAATTCAGGCCGGAAAGTTTCGATTGCGGCGGCGAGGGCGGTGTTCGTCATCTGCTTATCTCCTTTGCTTACGAAAATATTTCTACACTATCCCAACTTCCTTGTAAAGAAATATTTTCACAAATCGAACAATGTGAAAATATTCCCCACATCACCTAAGCCTTAGCAATAACCATATCCGGGGAACAAACCGCCCGCGAAGGAATGGGAAAAGGGAAAATATCTAAAGATATTTTTCCCGTTTTTCCCAGAAATTCCTTCTTCAGCCCCCCTATGAAAATTCCGGAATTTTCCCAATTTTTCCTTTTTTCCCACTTAACCTTAACCATTGTTCTTTCGCATCATAAGAATATTTGCCGCCTCCTGATCGCAGATCACCCAGCCGCTGGCATGTTCTTTCAGAAAAATATCCATCAGTGGCTGGATGAATGGCGACTTGGGCTTTGCATATCTTTCAGCAGTTTTGCCGGTGTAGGTAGTTTCATTCTGCATGTAAGTCATCAAGGCTTGTTTGGTGACGTATGGCATCCCGTCGAGAATTTCCGCCCCGGATGCCCACCAAGCGGCCTCCATGATTTTCTTTTTATCGTGCAGTTTCTGATCGACCTTGGTCGGCGGCGCGTTGGTCAGGCGAATCACGGCGCTGGAAACCTTTTCGCCATCCTCATCGGTCCAGCCCGGAATTTCCACGCTTTCTAATTGGCAGTAAACCGGATCAGGCTCCTCGCCATCCTTCATTTTTCGCGGAATGATGCTGATCGGCTCGCCTTTTTTTCCGGGCGCTACGCTGATCTCGATTTCCAAAGCGCCCTTCCATGCGCTCGATCCGCGACCCCGGTGCTGGGCCTCCTCACTGACGCCTGTATGATGCACCAGTAAGACGCTGCACGAAAATTCCCGCATCAGGGCCGCGCAGGCGTCGATCATCGTTTTAGCGTCTTGGGCGCTGTTTTCGTCGCCATGGAGAAACCGGTGCAGTGTATCGACAACAATCAGCTTAGGCGGCTCTGGGAGCGCCCTGATGGCATCAATGACGCGCCAGTAGCCCTCGCTGGTGTTAAGGTCGCACCCGGCCTTGGAGAGCCACATATTGAGGCTGTCAGCTTTGTGGTGCGACTTCCATGCCGCGATGCGCCCTCGCAGCCCGTGCCAGCCTTCGCCAGCCAGATAGACGACTGCACCCGGGTGGATTTTGTTGCCCGCCCAGAACTGCATATTCGCCGCCATATGCAGGCACCAATCCAGCACCACAAAGGTCTTGCCGCCGCCGCTGGGGCCGTGAACCATGATCAGGGCATCGCGCTGGAGCCAGTGTTTGATCAGCCACGAGATCGGCGCTGGCTGGGCAGAAAATTCATCGGCTGGGATAAGCCAGTCGGTGTTTACCGGCATCAGCAGCGCAGACAGATCGCCGCCATTGGCGCGGAAATCATTAGCATCGCCCGGTTCTGGCGGCATGATAACCCTCGCTCCGAATTTCGCTGATGCCTGATCGGCGTATTTTTGACCGACGCCGGAAGCGTCATTATCAGCCACGATTGTGATTTCCTGCGTGGGGCCGAATTTCTCACGAATGATGCCACACACCGGCACCAGATTAGATGCCGAATAGGCGACCACGCATGGCCGATTGGTGACTTCATGGATTGTGGCGGCTGTGGCAAAGCCTTCCGCGATATAGATCACGCCCGGATCATCGTTCGTGCCGACCTGCCAGAATTTGCCGCTGGTAGCGCCGCTGGCGTGGTATAGCTTGCCGCCGTCTGGATCAATGTATTGTAGGCTGGACAGCTTGTTGTCATCGCCATAGAGAGGCACGATCAACCGCCCGTCGCCTGTAATCCGCGCGCCATGGGGCTTGATGCCTTTCCGGACTAGATAGGGGTGGCCCTCCTCCGCGTGGCGGGCTTCAATCCAGATTTTATCAACCGTATTGGCGGCAGTTTGCCGGGATTTTTCTAGTTCTGTGTCGCGGGTGGCTTTTGCTTCCGTCATCCGGCGCTGGTTAATTATTTCCTCCGCTGGCGACAATTCCCTGCCAATGTCAGCCCGCCAGTTGTGTTCGATGCCAGATCGCCAGTCCCCGAATTTCCCTGCCGGAATGCCGTCCGAAAAAAAGACATACCAGCCTGATTTGTCGATGCCGGGTGTGCCTTTTGTGCCTGATCGAAAGCGGTGCAACTTGCCGTCAATGTGGATTGGAAAAGGCGGCGTCAACCCTGCCGCCTGCATGGCATCTGCTATCTGATGCTCGATAGGCGCAGGCTCGACAATCGGCGGCGGAACGAACGGGAGGTCAAAAATTTTAACCATTTAAGTTGAACCCCTTACGTTGCAAATAGACGACCACCTTGGACACAGTATCGAACCGGCAGGATTTCCCGGACATGATCCGATATAGCGAATTTTCATGAATGCCAGCGCCTTTGGCCACGGCTCGCAAGTTCATGTCTTTTAAGATTTCCTTGATTTTGTCGATATTTATCATTTTTTTGTCCCTTTTTAGAATTTAGAGGTTTACATTACAACAAATCTTTTGTAAACACGAAATTGCTGCCCGAACGGAATAGGCCGAAGGGGCGCGGGAGAACTGAAAAATGAATAAGCTGACAGAAGAAGATATGCCGAAATTGTTTTGGGGCGCATTCGCCATTGGCATCATCATTCTGATGGTGGCCTGATCATGGCGATATCACTTAAGCGCACCGGCTCGCTAGCCGGAAATGGCGTCAAGTTGCTTGTCTACGGACAGGCTGGCGCAGGGAAAACAAGTTTGATGAAGACGCTGCCAAAGCCGATCATCTTGTCGGCTGAAGCTGGCCTCCTGTCTATTCAGGACGCCGATATGCCGTATCTGGAAATCGGCAGCATCGACGATCTGCGGGAGGCTTATCAATTCATCACCTCTGACAAAGGCAATGAATTTCAAAGCGTGGCGCTCGACAGCATTTCAGAAATTGCGGAAGTGATCCTGAACGCTGAGAAAAAGAATACCAAAGACCCGCGCCAAGCATATGGCGCGATGCAAGAACAGGTTGCGGACCTGATCCGCGCATTCCGCGATCTTCCCGGCAAGCATGTGTATATGAGTGCCAAGCTGGAAAAATCTCAGGATGAAATGGGGCGCATTCTTTACGCGCCATCCATGCCCGGCAATAAGACCGGCCAGCAGTTGCCATACTTCTTCGACGAAGTTCTGGCGCTGCGTGTCGAGCGCGATGCGGAAGGCGTCACCCAGCGCGGGCTGATGTGCGACAGCGATGGTCTCTGGCAAGCCAAAGATCGCAGCGGGAAGCTGGATCAGTGGGAAATGCCAGACTTAGGCGCGATCATTTCAAAGATCGGAGGCGGCAATGCTTGACGATCTTTCGACCGAATGGATCGCCGCGAAAGAGGCGGAACGTGTGGCGGTCGAGCGCCGCCGCCAGATCGAGGACAAGATGTTGTCCCTGATCGGCATTGCCGAAAATCTTGACGGCACTGAGACGGCCAACACAGGAGCCTACAAGATTAAGGTTCGTGGTCGCTTGAACCGTAAGGTTGATGGCGATCTGCTGCAAGAAGTCGCCCGCGAAAACGGTCTGGAAGCGCACCTTTCAAGCCTGTTCCGTTGGACTCCTGAAATCAATCTGACCATCTGGAAAGCCGCTGACAAAAGCATCACTGGCCCGCTTTTGGCTGCGATCACCACAACACCGGGCCGTCCATCCTTCACAATCACTAAGGAGAACTAAAAATGGCTAATCTTGGCATGACTTTTAAGCGCGACGAAATGCCGGAAAATGATCGCTCTTACGATCCAATTCCGGCTGGGTGGTATAACGCCACCATTGCATCGACTGACCTGCGCAGCACGAAATCGGGCACTGGGCAATATATATCGGTGCGCTATGATGTGACTGGCCCTAGCCATCAGGGGCGCGTCATTTTCGACAATCTGAACGTGTTCAATCCTAATGCGAAGGCGGAGGAAATCGGACGTCGCCAGCTTGGAGAAATTATGCGGGCGATTGGATTATCCGATATGCAGGATAGTGACCAGCTTGTCGGTGGCGATCTTTGCATCAAGGTTGCAATCGAAAGTTCGGCGGAATATGGCGACAAGAATGTGGTCAAAGGCTTCCGGTCTGTAAACGGATCGGCCCCACCAGCACCATCCGCCAAGCCAGCACCAGCAGCAAGCGCACCAGCACAGAAACGCGCCGCGCCGCCGTGGCAGAAGTAAAACTAGCCGCCGGGGCTTCGGCCCCGGCAATACCAAGGAGCAATCAAAATGACAGCCATCCCAAAACCATACAATGATATTGTTGCCCTCATAGACGCAGCCCACGAAAGGCGAGATGAAAAGCCTCGTCCGCACATGGGCGCATCAATTCTTGGTCACGCTTGTGACCGCTGGATTTGGCTGTCGTTTCGCTGGGCTGTTCGCCAGAAATTTCCCGGTCTCGTGTTGCGTTTATTCAGACGCGGCAATCTGGAAGAACGCACATTCATGAATGATTTGGAAGGCATTGGCGTTGTATTCAGTAAGTCGCAAGCCTACGTTAATTTTGGATCGCATGTATCAGGCAGCGCCGACGCGATTATTGAAAGCGGCGTCCCGCTGGCTGAAAAAACTCGCCATGTTGCAGAGTTTAAAACGCACAATAAGAAATCATTCGACGCGCTAGAACGCGAAGGAGTTGAAAAGTCAAAGCCAGAACATTGGGCGCAGATGCAAATCTATATGGCTGGGCTGAATATCGACCGCGCTTTGTATGTTGCCGTCTGCAAGGACGATGACAGGTTATATACTGAGCGCGTAAAATATGACGAAAAGGCCGCGCAAAAACTAATTGAGCGTGGGAAACGATTGGCGCTGTCTGATCGGATGCCAGAACCTATCAGCGCCGATCCGTCATGGTATCAATGTAAATTCTGCCCGGCGCATGATTTATGTCACGGATCGAAACTGACCAAGGAAGTGAATTGCCGCACCTGCGCTCATAGCACAGCGCAAGAAGGCAGCACATGGCGATGCGAGCGATACGCTTCTGATGGCATTCCGTTCGATCATCAGATCACTGGATGCAAAAGCCATGTGATCCACCCTGACCTTGTGCCTTGGAAACTAAAAGAGGGGCTGAATGAATGGACGGCTGTTTATGAAATCAATGGAGTGGATGTTAGCAATGGCGAGCCTGATGCGACGATTTTTGCGAGCAGCGAAATCATTACCAATGCAAGCGGC